GGGGTATCATTCTTAGGGAAACGATACACAACGTAAGCGTAGACTGCGCCTGCTGCAGCGGCAGCCGTTGCGTTTGCTAGACTAAAGCGAACAGTCCGATCCGGTAGCGAGGATACGGGAACCCAATAAACTTGGGGTGTCGCTTCGGTGTTACTGGTAGCCGTGTTTACATCAATTGGAGTTGGTGTAAACAAAGTCCCACTAGTTTTGCTGCCGATACTTAAATCGACGTTAAGCTGGTTAAAGTTGGTTTTTACAATAACAACAACTTTTTCCACAATGCACTCAGGGGGAACCGTAATATCAACAGGCGCGGCTGTTGTACTTGCGGCAATGCTGGTAAATGAAACATGCTCCGTGCATTGAGGAACATAGCTCATTTGTTGTTTATCACTTCGCATAGTAATGCTCCTATAAGTGAGTAGCTAGTGAGATTCTCACTAGCTACTGGGTAATAAATTAGCTATTTGAGCCGTAAGGTGCAGGAGGATTAAACCAGTTAGCGCCTGTTCCAGCGGTTACGGAAGCACTTAGATCAGTCACTGCTGTTTCTACAGACACCATCCAATCTTCATTTAGGATGACACTGCCAAACATGAATGTATAACCCACGGTTCCACGCTGTCCCAAGGGGTCGGTTCCGCTTGGGGTTGGCTTAACTACTTTAGGAACAATGCTATCCATTCCGCCAATTGTTGCTGTACCCACGCTGTCTTTTGCAAAGATCACAATTGGGTAAACATGAGCGTATCCGGTAGTAGCATCTTGCAATACATTAGCTCCGCCTACTGCTCCTGCTCCTAGCGTAGTGTTTCCATCACGATCAAAGGGAACTGCTTGAGTTGTGGCGATAAAACGAATTCCATTGTAGGAACCCATTTCATATTCCATGATTGCACCAGTATCGGCGTACTTTTCCACGGGAACAAAGCCAACAATGTCTTCCAGATCTTGTCGTAGATTCGGGTGACAGATGGCAATGTAGCCAGCGCGGATTGGCTGAGTCTCTTGACCTGGAGAAGCAGAGAGCATCTCGGTCATTTTGACTGCATCATTGTTTTCTAGAAAACGAATGGCAGCGTCGAACTCTACTCCTGTAGTAGATAACTTGGTGTTGACTACGTTTCGAGCAGCGCCATTGGTAAAGATCACATTGCTTGGAGAACGGAAATGCTTATACGCCAGCATATCCATTGTTTCAGCAGCTTGGATCGCTTGTCTCTCGGTAATAATTGAGACATATGGATCTTGGCCGAGAAGCTCCATGAGATCAGTTACTGGCGTGTAGCGCCCGTATTGTCTTACAGTATGTGAAATTACTTCTGATTCTAGCGTGTCGAAATCAGGAGTTACACCCTCACCTAGCGGCGTAGTATTAATCGGGAACTTCTTGTAGCGTCGGTGTCGAATGACATTGCCTTCGTTGGTTCCCTTGCTGTCCTTTTGCGCAAACCTAGCAAATGTCAGGTTCTTTTTTGCAATCGGCAGCATCTTGGATTGAATCGTTAATGCGTCTTCCTGCGACAAATCTCCGTAAAGAGATCCGGCAGTGGTCGCAAAACTATTTGCTGTAATCGCCATGATTAGCTCCTATTCTCACTAATTAGCTTATTCCAAAAAGCTTGCTTGTCTTCTTCCGTTTGAATCCCTCTGACCTCACGATTGCGAACAATTGGGCGAGAAGGAATGGAATGACTCGCTGCTTTTCGTTTTGGATTTTCTGGTAGTGGTTCGGGCTTTGGCTCCACGGCTGCTTGAGGTCGAATCCCCTTGTCTGGATAGTCAAACAAGAAAGAACGGACTAGATCCACAAAGCTAGCGGGGTTATCAAAGTCCAACACAACATTCTTGCGGTGCTTATTGCTCAGCACCCACTGCGCAAACACCGGATCATCAAGATCTAGCTGCGCTGAGTTGGTAATTCCTAGCTGAGAATTGGCTGCCTGATGTCTTTCATTCAACCTTTGTTGCACATTCCGCTCATGGTTTGACTTGCGTAGCGTCTGAATGTCCTGCTCAAACTCTTTGTTTGCGCTAGACAGACGATGCTTGATGAGAGCGTCAATTCCTTTGAACAATTCGGGGAATGTGGTGACTTCTTCACGCACATTGTCCGGTAGCGAGTCTAGAATATCTTGAAACACTTCATTTGCTTGCGCCTGGTCTACCTTGGTCGCCGGAGGATCAGGAGTTTTTGCTGCAGTGCTAAGCTGTTCTACGCTTTTCGCTAGGGAATCAACACGATCTCGTAATTCTTTGTTCTCTTCCTTGAGCGTGGCAATAAAATCTTGGGAATCTCTAAACCGCTTTACTAGCGCTGGGTCATTTAC